TAATGATGACTCCTCTTGTGTACGATCCAGAAACCTTCACTCCTAGAAAAGGTTTAATGACTCGTTACGCTAAGAAGATGATTAGACCTGAATTCTACGGTAAGATCTTTATTTCTGACGTGAATACAATCTAAGAGTAATCTTAGAATTTAATAAAGAGAGGCCTTCGGGCCTCTTTTTTTTTATACTATTTATATAAAAACTGTAAGAATGGCCAATATAACTATATGGAATGGAAGTGCAACATTTGCTTCTGGAATGACCCCATTTGGGTTTTATGACAGTGACAGTGATTTCCAAACCGATGCCGTAAAAGTAGCAAAATTTTGTGGAAGTAGATTAGGTTACCCATTGATGGATGTGGAACTACAATCTGGTTCATTTTTTGCTTGCTTTGAAGAAGCTATAAGTACTTATGGTAATGAAGTATTCCAATACAAAATTAGAGAAAACTATCTTTCACTAGAAGGTTCAGACAGTACTGTTTCGGCTAACAATAAAATTGTAAACCCTACTTTAGATAGAGTAATTAATATTAGTAAAAATTACGGTACAGAATCTGAAACTGGCGGCAATGTGACACGACACACAGGTTCATTAGCAGTTACTTCTTCAAAACAGGAGTACGATTTAAATGCTTGGGCTACCGATAAAGGTATAACCGGTGGTATTGAAATTAGAAGAGTGTTTTATGAAGCACCTCCTGCTATTCTACGTTATTTTGATCCTTATGCTGGAACAGGAACAGGAATTCAATCACTAATGGATGCATTTGACTTCGGGTCATACAGTCCAGGTGTAAACTTTCTATTAATGCCTGCTTCATTTGATATATTAAAAGTACAAGCTATTGAATTTAATGATCAAATAAGAAGATCATCATACTCTTTTGAAATAGTTAATAATAGACTTAAAATATTTCCAGTACCTAAAACTAGTTACAACCTAAGATTTGAATATTATAAGGTATCTGATAAGAAGGCTGCTAGTTTTATAGATGGAACTGATTTAATTAACAATGTAGCAGAAGTACCATATAATAACCCAACCTATACCACTATAAACAGTGTAGGTAGACAGTGGATATTTAGATACACACTTGCATTAGCAAAAGAATTATTAGCTTATATTAGAGGAAAGTACCAAACCGTACCAGTACCTGGCTCAGAAGCTACTTTAAACCAAGCAGACTTACTAACTGATTCAAGATCTGAAAAAGAAGCATTGATTACTAACTTAAGAGAGATGTTAGATCAAACTTCACGTCAATCTCAACTGGAAAGAAAAGCTCAAGAAGGAGAAAACTTAAGTAAAACATTAAAAGAGGTTCCAATGACCATTTACATAGGATAATGAAGCTATCAGATATCATTTTACAAGAAGCATCGTTCTTTACCTATACAGCAATGGTTCAAGTTACAACTAGAGAAATTGCTACAACTGAACTAGCTGAATTAATACGTGCCTTACCTGGAGTAACTACCGTTACACTTACAAGTCATGATGTAGCACGTCATTTAGTGGTGTTAAAAATAAAGTTAATCAGTCAAAAGAATGGAATCGAAGCTTTTGAAGCTTTAAAAAAGAATGCAATCACTAAATACCAAGCAATTAACGTGTTTAACGTTGCAAATAAGTCAATAATTAAGAAAGGGTAAGGAATGCTATTTGGATCTAATAGAGACTTTGATTTACTGGTTAGTATTAACCGAGAACTACTAAAAGATATAGTAGAACAGGAGATACTATACCATAAACTCAGTTTAGAAGACACAGACGTTAATTTATACGGGGAATCATTGCAAAAGTCATTTTGGAATGCTGTAAAACTAAATTGTCTTATAACTAGAGGTGATCAAGTAATAGATATACAAGAATTTGGACCAGATTTAGGTAGACAAGCATCATTTGCCTTCATTAGACAGGATTTAGTTGATGTATCCGTAGTACCTGAGGTGGGAGATATAGTAGAGTGGCATAATGACTATTACGAAGTGGATACTGTTAGGGAGAACCAGTTATTCTTAGGTAGAGACAAGAGTTATAACCTTGCCTCCTATGCAGAAAGTTATGGATCATCATTATCTATTATAGTTGACTGTCATTTAACAAGAGCCGATAAGGTTGGATTAAGTTTAGTAAGATGAAAATAAAAGATATACTAGAACAAGAGTGGAAACAAGATGCTCCTGAGTTTAAAACCAAAGAAACAGGTGTAGATCCTGTGACAGGACAAATATCTTGGGATGTAGAGTATACTCCACTGATAGGAGTCTATATATTTATAGAAAAAGCTTACAACCAATACAAGGGTGTACTAAAAAAATATCCTGATGATCAGAAATTAGACAAATTGTTTGATATCTTTGCTGCATTTAAAAGAGAATTTAGAAAACACGTAACTAGAAAGTATGGCAGATAACGTCAACTTACCTAAAACACAGACTCAAATACGTCAGGATAGTATTAACACATATACTAACCCAGAATCTGGTGTTTCTGCACAGGTATCTCCGTTAGTGGATAGTACAAATAGAGCTTATCAAGTTAGTAGAGCAACTGATGAAGTTCAAAACCTCACTATAGGTATTAAAGACATAGATGAAGCTATTTACTACTACTTTAACGAGGTGTTAAGACCGCAAGTTAGTCAAAATGGTAAAATGATTAACGTACCATTAGTGTACGGCTCACCAGAACGATGGGCTTCTATGCAAAAAGATGGTTACTACCGTGATAAGAACGGCAAAATGCAGGCACCGTTAATTGTATTTAGAAGAGATAACATTGAAAAGAATAGAAATTTAGGAAATAAGTTGGATGGTAACTCCCCTACTAACTATGGGGTTTTCGAAAAGAAATTTTCTCAAAAAAATATATACGACCGCTTTAGTATCCTAAACAATAGAGTCCCGGTAAAAGAGTATTACGCAGTGGCTATACCAGATTATGTTAATATTACATACTCTTGTATAATTTTTACCGATTATATAGAACAGAACAACAAAATTATAGAGGGAGTTAACTTTGCATCAGATTCATATTGGGGAGACCCATCTAGATACAGATTTAGAGCAATGATTAATAACTATTCTACGTCAACTGAAATAGTACAAGGTAATGACCGTATGGTAAAAACAGAATTTACCATTAATTTACTTGGTCATATAGTTACTGACGTTGTGAATGCACAAATATTTAATAGTAAGAAGGTGTTTTCTAAAGCAGCTATTAAAGTTACATCAGAAACCACAGGTAATATAAACGATATCTAATAAATGGCCAACCTTAATAGTATACTTTCCGGCTCGTTAATATTTAGAGATAACGGTACTGAGTTATCAAGAATAACTCCTAGTTTAAATGCAATAAACATTACCGGTTCTCTAAGAATAAGTGGTTCGAGTGTGTTTCTCAACGGTAGTGATATGGCTTACCGTATCACAACACTAGAGGCAGGACAAGGAGCTGATCAAGTACAGTTTGGAGAAATACTTCTTTGGACTTCTTCAATGAATGATTGGTCAGCATCGGCTAAAACTTCAATTTCAGGTCTTGACGATACAGTTTCTGCATTAAATATATATACAGGTTCAGTAGTAACAGACACGGCTAACCTAGAATTTACTTCTTCTTTACTAACTACTACTGCTTCACTTCATGCAACTAGGTTAGATACATTAGAAGGTAAACCTTTAGTTAGTGGTTCGGCTCAAATTTCTGATTTAGGATTTTTATCTTCCAGTATTCAAGGAATAGTATCTAGTTCCACACAAATTTGGGATTTAGGATTTATTACAGCATCAAGATGGCAAGAAATACTTGAAATACCATCCGGTATCGTATCTTCTTCAGCTCAAATAGATGATTTATTTAACATTGATGGTCTTATTTCTGCTTCAAACGGTGTAGTACAGCTTCAAGAAACGGATTTACAAATAACAGGTTCTTTACATCTTAATTTTAATGGTGCTACTAGGTATTTTCAAATAGATGTTAACGGTGAAGAAAAGATAAAAGTTAATGAAGAAGGTATAATGCAGCTTTTTTCACAAAGTGCAGCACCAACACCTATTGAAGGTGGTATTTACTACGGTAGTGATTATAGTCTTTACCTAGGAGTTAATCAGTGAAAACAACATATTTATTAAATATAATAGTATAGTAACATGGCAGTTTGGAAAAAGATAATAGTATCAGGGTCATCAGCACATCTAGCTAATTTAGATGTTGATTCTTTATCGTCCGGTGTTGTAACCGGAGCAGATGGTAATTTAACCACCACCCCTATAAACGGTACAGGTAATATTGTAGCAACAACTAATGCTACCAACTTAGTACACAGTGGTTCATTTTCAGGTTCATTCGAAGGTGATGGATCTAATTTAACAGGTCTTGTAACTGACTTAAGAATTTCTGGTTCAACAGGAGCTGATACAGTATCATTATTATCTGATGACTTAACCTTTGCTGGAGGTACAAATATTTCTGCCACCGTTACCAACAACACTGTTACTTACAACCTAGATGCTACATTTGTTTCTGCATCTTCTGTTGGTACAACAAGCACACAAGGTCAAGTTGTTCAAGTAATAAATGGTCAAAGTGGATCAGCTGTTACAATTAAAGAATTAGGTGCAACAGATTCACCAACATTTGCAGGTTTAACAGTTACCGGTGATACTACAGTAGATGGTGACTTGACAGTTAATGGTACGCTAACTACTCTTAACACCACTAATACAGAAATAAAAGATAAATTTATTCTTTTAAACTCTGGTTCAGCTAATCCAGATGAAGGTGGTCTTATAATAGACGAAGGTACTGGAGCAGGTCATGCATTTATTTATGAAGCAGATGCTGGTATACAAAGATGGGGATTCAACGCTTCTGTTGATACTGCAGATACTACAGCCAATACTACAGCATATGCAGCAGCAGTTATTGACTTAGATAACGGTAACCATTCAGATTCTGCAGAATACCAAAAAAGAGGTAATATTAAAATAGACGGTTCAGACGATATTTGGATTTATGCTTAAAGTAAAAATTAGTTATGCCAATTAAACCACAAGGTAAAGTTATAGTTGGTGAAGATGCAAGAGCAAAAATTACACAAGACATCATCACTAAATCAGATTTGACTAAAAAAGAAATTGAGTTTATACTTAAAAAACTTCAAGATGCCACATATAAAGGTCTTGAGTTTGAAATGTTTTACACCACTTGGGTAAAACTAACAGAAAAACTTAAAAATTTACAACAAACATAAGGAAGGGCTTTACGCCCTTTCACTATTTATAATAGATTATTATTGGCCCGTAAGGGAAGTGGGCAGGCAAACCTGTAACCAACC